TGATAAAGTCGGGATTATAGCATAAAGAATATATTTTGGGGACAAATCCTCTTTAGACAAGCAAAAAAGCCTTTCTAGCAGAGGCTTTTTTGAATTTGGATACCCCCTACGATGATTTCCTACAATTTTTTCTGGCAATAATAATCGATAATGCCGATTTTAAAGGCTTTTTATTTTGATAAATTATTGAAAAATGGTTATCAGAAAAATAATGTGGGATAAAAGGGGACATTTCCATATAAATTTGGTATAAAAATTTAAAATCAGATTTTATCATTTTTAATATATTCTGTTTGATTAGTATATGAGATTTAGCATTACTGTGGTGGTCTAGGAGGACACTACATAGTAATTTGAATGTTTTTTTCACAGGGTTTTAAATTTTTAGAATGAATTAAGTTAATAAATTTGGTCATTTGAATTACTTTATTTGTAGTTAAAATTTTGTATTACTGGGATTCAACTTGAAAATATAAACCAATAATTGTTAAGCTTAAAAATAATATCCAAAGAATATTACTATTAAATACGTAAATCATTGAGAAGACACTTGTTCCAATCGGAATGGAGATCATAACTAAGAATGAAATAAATGATGATACTTGAGCAAGCATATTATCAGGAACATTTGTCATTAGAGTTGCACTGAATTTGGGGTTAAATTTCCCTACTAAAAAACAATTAAAAGAAAAGACAAAAAGTACAAAAATGAATGGAAACTTCAAAAATGAAAAAATTCCTATTAATGCAAAACTATATAATTCTAATGCTAGTATTTTTTTTAAAGATAATCTTGAGAAAAAATCTTTAGGAAATAGACTTCCTAAAATATTTCCTAAAATCATTGTAGTGTTCAGAATTAGTAAAGTTTGTCCGTAAGAGAAGTTTTGCCATTTATTCTCTAGAAAGTATAGATTAAAAATGGGGATAATTGCAGATCCTAGTACATTTGAAATGATTACAGTTGTTATTAATTTGATAAATTGACTATCAGATTTAGTTGAAAAAATTCCTTTACTCGCATCATACATTTCTAAAAAATTTCTTGAAAAACTGTGTCTTGTTATTTTTTCTTTATTATTTATCAATAACGATTTAATAGATACTAAAATAATTGATGATATTAAAAAGGAAAAAGCATTTATTATTGCAACAAAACCAAAGTTTTTATTTGAAATTTCAAGTAACCAAATACCAAATATCTGTCCACCTATCCCACAAATGAAGGAAATAATATTTCGAAGCGAGTAAGCAGTCATTAATTCATCTTGAGGGATATGGTGCTTAAATATTGGCATCGAAATCCCAGATAATAGATTAGATATACAATCAGAAATAATATTAATAAGACAAATTATAGAAAATACTAAGTATGATTTCTGATTGGTTAAATAAGCAATTATCATAAATAATATGGACTGAGAGATTCCTCCCCAAATCAACCATTTGGCTCTATTTCTTATTCTATCAGCATATTGACCTATTAAAAGTTGAAACAATATTGGGATCATCAATATAATATTAGCTATACTTACAAGAGTTTTTGAATGATATGTAGATGCAACATAAATGATAAAAACAATATTATATATTGAAGAGCCAAATTGATTTAAAAAGGTAGATATAGAAGTATATCTGAAAAATCTGTTATTTACCAGTAGATTCATTAATAACCTCAATATAGTGATTAAATACTTGAATAAATTGTTCTTTTTCAACTAGTCTATGCTCAACATAAAAGCTAGTATTTAATAACAATTTTTCAGCATAAAATAAATAATCATCTTTCTTATAGATTTGTGAATATACATTTAATAAAACTTCAGCAACACCTAGCATTCCATTAAAATATCCAGGTCGTTGAGCAAATTCAAATTGGAGGCTATCTGCCAATTCGATGATAATATCTTTATATTTTTCTGGATCAAGTAATATTAAAACAGTAATTAAACCAGCATTTCCTGAATCTACGTAAGGAGATCCATTGTTATTTTCAATTGGAACCATTCTACCCATTTTAGTAGAAATTAATTTAGCAAATATTTTTTGTAAACCATAATTAAGTTCATCATTTGAAATTTTTCCAACAATATAGTTAGTATAAAGTTTACCTGCTAAACCATCAATTCCATATCTATTATATGAATCAATCCGATATTTTATATCATCTGAATCAGACTGAACTGCCCCCCAAAAGCTTTTGGGGGGCAGTTCACTATTGACCTTATGTCGGTCAGAAACAATGAGGACTACCACAACGTCAAAATAAAAACAGATTTATCAATTTATGGAAGAGCCTACGAGCTGTTAACTGTTGAGAAAATAGATGACAAAAAAACCGAAGTAAAACTCTACCAGCTCCCGGCCGAGCAAACTTTTGTTATCTATGATGATACATACCAGCGAAATTCGTTGATGGCCGTTCATTTCTACGACATAGATTACGGCTCAGGTAAACGTAAACAGATTATCAAAGCATATACTTCCGACACAATTTATACCTACGAAGACTATAACCTTGAAACAAAAGGTATGCGATTAAAAGATTATGAAGGACATTTTTTTAGAGGTGTACCAGTCAACGAATACGCTAATAACGAGGAGCGAACGGGGGCTTATGAGTCTGTACTTGATAATATTGACGCCTATGATTTATCTCAATCAGAGCTTGCTAACTTTCAACAAGATTCAGTCAATGCGTTGCTTGTAATAGCTGGTAATGCTTACACAGGAGCTGATGAGAATGACTACTTAGATGATGGCCGATTAAATCCTAATGGTCGTTTAGCGATCTCAATTGGGTTTAAAAAAGCCCAAGTGTTAATTTTAGACGATAATCCTAATCCAAATGGCGTTAAACCGCAAGCGTACTTTCTCAAAAAAGAGTATGATACCGCCGGTAGCGAAGCCTACAAAAATAGATTAGTTGCAGACATTTTGAGGTTTACTTTTACGCCAGATACACAAGATATGAAATTTTCAGGAGTTCAATCTGGTGAATCAATGAAGTATAAGCTTATGGCTTCTGACAACTATCGCGAGAAGCAAGAGAGGTTGTTTAAAAAAGGATTAATGCGACGCTTACGCTTAGCAGCTAATATCTGGGCCATCAAAGGGAATGAAGCAACTACATATAGCCTTGTAAATGATACGAGTATAGTTTTCACACCTAATCTTCCTCAAAACGATAATGAAATTGTTACAGCTGCACAAAATCTTTATGGCATTGTTAGCGATCAGACTATCTTTGAAATCTTAAATACTGTCACAGGAGTAGATGCTGAAGCAGAGCTTGAACGCTTGAAAGAAGAAGCTGATAAAAAGCAATCTTTACCGGAGCCTAGATTGGTAGGTGATGCTAGTGGTCAAGAAGAACCAACGGCAGAAAAGCCTTAATTACTGGCAAAAGCGTCAAAAAGATATTCTAAGTTATTTAGACAGAACTGATTTAGATGTCTTTTCAGAACTGCAGAAGTTATATAATGAACAGGCTTTTGAGTTACAAAAGGAATTGTTTGATTTTTATACTAAGTATTCTGAAGAGAACAAAATGACTTATCAGGATGTCGTTAAAAAACTACGTCATGAAGATTTATCAGATTACGTAGCTAATGCTAACAAGTATCGTAAACAAGCTGAGAAAGATCCTGAGCTGCTAAAACGACTTAATGAGCAGTATGTATCAGCAAGAGCTACAAGGATGGATGCATTAAATCTTGAGCTTGTTTATCGTGCGGGGATACTAAAAGGTGTACTTGATTCAGCATTTGAAAATCATTTAAAAAAAGTTGCCTCATATGCTTATAAAAAAGCAATGGGTGGACGGTCAGGGACAATCAATGGTCCAGTTTTAGAAGAACTGGTTAGAACCCCGTTTGATGGTTATAACTATTCAGAACAGTTGTGGGGCAATACTGACAATCTTGTTAAGAATCTTCAAAAGAGATTAAAACAAGGTTTTGTTCGTGGCGAGCATCCTAGAGCGATGGCCAGAGATTTAGCTAAGCGATTTAATGTTGCTAATCACAGGGCTGAAACACTAATCAGAACTGATGGAACTATGGTGATTAATAATGCTACCGCTAGGCGCTACTTGAATGCAGGACTTAAGTATTATCGTGATTTAGTTAGACTTGATGACAGGACAACTGAGATATGCCGTACAATTGCTAAAGAAAACAAAAGAAAGCTATTATCTGAGCTAAAGCCTGGAATTAATGTAGCACCCTATCATTTCAACTGCAGAACAACTATTATTCCTGATGAAGATGAGCTAAGTATTGAAGTAGAACCAATTGATGATAAAAGCACTAAGTATTTTAAGGATGTCACCTCAGATTGGATAGATGGAAATGAGCATAAACCACAACTGTCACTACTAAATGAGTACGTAAAAAATGGCACTCCTTACAAAGTAGATGGCCATAGTGTCGTTCTTGATCATTCGAATTATGAATATAGAGTTGCTAATTGGTTATCCAAAAAGACAGGATTGCAAGTTGACATGGTGCCAAGAGTTAATTCCCCTGAACATATCAAGACTCCTGATTATTTAGTTGATGGAGCTCCTTTTGATCTAAAAGAAATCACAGGTTCGGGTAAAAACGTCATTGATGGCAATCTACGAAAAGCAAAAAAGCAGGCAACTAATATCATTTTTGATATAACAAAAACCCCTTTATCATTTGAAGAGATAATGGGGCAATTAGAACATATTTATATGATAGATCGTAGGGGTCTTGATATATCAATTATCAAAAATAAAGATGAGGTATTAGCTGTATTAGAAAAAGAAGGAGGATGACCCACCGCCTCCACAGTAAACTGCTTCATGGGCGTTAGACCATCATCCTTCTTTATCTCAATTATACATCACCCTATTAAAACTATCAAGGAGGAAAATATGTTTATTTGGCAAATGGTATTAGTGGCACTAGGTGTATTGGTACTCATATTGATTGTTGGCATTGCAGCAATAGCGGTTAAGTCAATTATTGCAGAATTGAAAAAAGAAGGATAAAACAATGAATAAGCGCATTAAGAAAAAACGTAAATTGGAAACAGCGGTTGTGATGCTTGTTGCAGAGAATGCCATGCAAGCAGAAGCTATTAAAAATCAAAACAAACAAATCATGGAGCTAAAATCAATCGTTCAACGAAACGCTCTGGCAACAAACGAAGAGTTAGCGACTGTTAAAGCTGCTACTTTAGATAACCAATCAGTTATCAAGGCAATTGGTGACACGGTTGACTATATTAAGAAAAACTACAAACGGAAGTAGGGGAAATAAAGTTTAACCGTGTCGAATTTGACCTCTTTACAAATCTAAACCAAAGTCGTAGCAATACGGCTTTTTATTGTGTCCAAACTTTGTTGATGACACTAAAAGCTACACTGTTTCGTCGCAGGACGTAAAGCTAGACTATCGGTTGGTGGCGTAACCACTAGGAGAAAGTTATGGCAGAAGAAAATGTAACAACAGAGACAACTGAGCAAGTCGACACTCAAAAAGAAGCTGTTGAACATCCTAAGCATGAATATGAGCGAACTTTTACTCGCGCAGACATCTCAAAAATGATGGCTGCTGAACGCACTAAATGGGAATCTGAACAATCCGCAGCTATTGAAAAAGCTCGTACAGAAGGTGAACGTTTGGCCAAGTTGTCAAAAGATGAGCGCGCTAAAGAGGAGGAACAAAAACGTCTAGATGCTATCGCAGAGCGTGAAAAAGCAGTAGCAGAGCGTGAGATGCGCATTGAGACGCATTCCCTGCTTGTGGAGAAAGGATTGCCATTGGATTTTATTGATATTGTTTTAGCCACTACTGCAGAAGAGGTTAAGGCCAATATTGATAATTTACAAACTATTTTTGATAAAGCTGTTGAAAAACGTGTTAACGATCGTTTAACTCAGAAACCGCCACGAACTGGAAATGGCTCGGTCGGTATGACTAAGGCTGACATCATGGCGATAGAGGATGACGACGAACGTATGCGTTTAATTGCTGAGAATCGTAACTTATTTTAAGAGGGGAATATTATGGCTGAAAAAAACTTAAACACTATGGCGGACTTAGGAGATATTAAATCAATTGATTTTGTTAACAAGTTTTCCAAAAATATTAATGATTTACTAAAATTGCTAGGGGTTACTCGTCGTGAAACATTAACTAACGATCTAAAAATTCAGACCTATAAGTGGGAAGTGACTTTAGATCAAACTGATCCTGGAGAAGGGGAAACAATCCCTCTGTCTAAGGTTACTCGAACTAAAGATAAAGACTATACAGTGAAGTGGTTCAAGAAACGTCGTGCAACTACAGCTGAGGCAATTGCTCGCCATGGTGCAGCTCGTGCTATTACTGAAGCAGATAAGCGCATTATGCGTGAGCTTCAGAATGGAATTAAGGATGCATTCTTTACATTCCTCAAAACAAAACCAACAAAAGTTAAAGGCGTTGGCCTTCAAAAAGCGCTGTCTGCATCATGGGCTAAGCTAGCTACTTTTAATGAGTTTGAGGGTTCCCCGCTTGTTTCTTTTGTCTCTCCTTTAGACGTAGCTAACTATCTTGGAGATACTAAAGTAGGTGCGGATGCCTCTAATGTTTTTGGAATGACATTGCTTAAGAACTTTTTGGGTATGCAAAATGTGATTGTTATGCCATCTGTGCCAGAGGGTAAAATCTACTCAACGGCTGTAGAAAATCTAGTTTTTGCATCTTTAAATGTTAAAGGGGGAGACTTGGGCGGCTTGTTTGCTGATTTTACTGATGAGACAGGTTTAATTGCTGCAGCTCGTAATCGTCAGCTTTCTAATCTTACCTATGAATCTGTTTTCTTTGGGGCGAATGTACTGTTTGCTGAAATTCCTGAAGGGGTTGTAGAGGCAACAATCGAAGCTGCTGCTGTACCCGGCATTGGTGGTTAAAGGCTATTTATATGGGTGATAAACAACTTATTGACGATATCAAACTCTTTATAGGTATTTCCAAGGGTGATGGTGCGCAAGATGAGCTCATCACCCTTGCTATATATGAAAGTAAAGAGCGTGTGCTAGCTAAACTTAATGAATACTCAGAAACTGAAATCACCAAAATTCCTGATAGATTGAGGTTTATTGTCCGTGATGTTGCTATTAAACGGTTTAATAGGATTAATTCAGAAGGAGCCGTTGAAGATAGCGAAGAAGGAAAGACTTTTAAGTGGGACAGTTACCTTAAAGAGTATGAATCAACACTCAGAAGCGCTGCTATTGGGAAGGTATATTCAGGCAAAGGGGTAGCAAGATTTATTTAGGAGATACACAATGATCTATAAAGATAGAGTAATCTTAGTGTATGTCGATGAACAGGACGATTTTCTAGATAAAAGAACTGTTGAAAAACCTAGCGGGAAAATCCCCTGTATGGAAAATACTTTCACAAAATCTGAACAGATGGGGCTATTTGGTAAATATGATTTGAATGCTTTTAAGTTGCACTTGCAAGGCCATTACGACGGCTTTAGCAAGATTATCTACAAGGGAAAATCGAGGTTGATAAAGGGACTAGCACACCATAAAAATAGCACGGTTATTTATGTATGAGTCTTATTTATCGGATGAGAGGCCTAGATAGGTTTTTACGCAGCGTTGAGCGCAAGCAGAAGTCAGTACGAATCGCTGTAGATAAAGAGCTTAGTAAATCAGCTGCTAGGATTGAGAGACAGGCTAAAATACTAGCCCCGGTTGACACTGGATGGCTGAGAGCTCAAATCTACAGTGAGCAACAACGACTCTTACACTATAGAGTGGTTTCTCCTGCTTTATATTCTATTTATCTTGAATTAGGTACTCGTAAAATGGAAGCACAATCGTTTTTAGACCCTGCCCTGAGAAAAGAATGGCCTGTGCTAATGGCTAATATCAAAAAAATGTTTAAGAGGTGATGCATGGATTACTCACTGGAAACACTATATTTAAAAAAGGTAAAAAATAGATTGGGAGTTTTAGACATACCAATCTATTTTAAATTGCCTAAATCAGACGTTTTAGAGCCTTTTATTGTTGTAGGTACAAATATATCAGACTTGTCAAAAACAGCTCAAACTGGAGCAGTTATTGATGATTTTAGCCTGAATATCGATGCTTTCTTACCTGGCGATAGTCGTTTGGATGCAGAAGAGATAAAATCTCGCATGCTTAGACTGCTTGGGCGAAATAACCAAATAAAGGCTCAGATTTTGGTAGATAATTCAATAGGACGAGAAGTCTATAGAGTTGCTATCAACATTACAGAAACACTATTTTAAAGGGGACCTAAATGGCAAACACAAAAAAAGGAACAACTATTGAAATTACAACAGGTAAACCGATTGTAGGAAAAAAGATTTTTTACTTTATACAATCAGTTGATGCACCAAAGAAAAGTCAGGCTCTGTTGCCAGCCTATCGTACCGATGGTACTACAACCATGGGTGGTGAATACATTGATGAGCAAACCCAACAAGGTCGCGTTATTGAGAAGGCTACAGATGAACACTCTATTGATTTGACAACGTACTTTGTACCGACAGATCCATCTGTTGCTGTCATCGAGGAAGCTAAGAAAACAGGTAAATCTATCAAAATTTGGGAAGTTATTGCCGACGAAAGTGTCAAAGAACAGATTCAAATTCCTGAATCGACTGGACCCAAGAAAGATGTTTACCCTGCTAAGTTTGGGTACGCCAAGATTGACGAAATCGAACGCGGTACTGGTATTTCAGACTTAGTAGAAATGTCCTACACCGCTAACATTGTAGGGGCCTTACAAGATGGTAAATTCCCTCTCACGAAAGAAGAAATTGAAATGCTAGAAAATGTATACGGCTATCAAAATCCGGGTGATACTACTGGCGACTACGATAATATCACTAAATAGCACACAGGGGTGGCAACTGCTACCCCATTTTGATTTAAAAAGGAGATAAAATAATGGAATTTACAGCAGCAAAACGAAATATCGATATTAAATTTGATTTTAAAACTATGTTTAAGATCAATAATAAACTAGGAACAATTAACCCAGAAACAGGAGAGCGCAATGCAGATGGTGTTGGTGCTTTGTTTTTCAATATCTTAGAGCGTAATGAAAGCGCCATTGTTGACCTTGTGCGTTTATCTGCGGGAAGCGGAAAAAAAGCGCTAACTGAAGATGAAATTCTAGATGCAATTGCAGAAGCTGTTGATGAAGAAGGAACAACAGAAGGGTTGTTTGCTGAGATTGAAAAAGAAATGGTTGATTCTGGTTTTTTCAGAGCGAAGATTTTGAAATATATCGAAAACATGGAGAAATCAGCTCGTTATCTCAAAGCGAAGGACGATATGGACGCAACTCAAATCCAAATTATCGAAGACATGATTGGAAGAATGAGCAACGCAGTATCTTAGTAAATTGCGCACGGCTAGGGCTCACAGACATTGATACTATCTATAAATGTACTAAGTGGGAGCTAGAGGCTATTATGGAGGGGCTTGAGTATAAGCAGCTTGCTGAGCGCGAGAACCTCTCTGAATTGTCTCTAAAGCTTAGATATACATTAAATGCTAAAAAGGTTGATGTAGGTAAGCTCAAATACGATAAGCATAGGCTAACTATCAAAAGATCGTATCAAAAAGCTAGCCGTAGCCAAGCCGATAGTGATAGCAGTATTGTTGAGAGAATACAAATGCTTAATAATCATTTTCAAAATAGATAGATAAGGAGGAGTAGATGCCAGGAACATTTGATGGTTCTATTTTCGCTGATGTTGGTGCCAACACAAAGGACTATGAGCAGGCCATGGCTCGTATTGTTAGTACGACTCAGAATACTTTCAGAAAAGCCCAAGATACAGCGGTTAACAGTAGTAATAAAATGGTTCAAATCATTGGACAAATCATGGCCCAACTGGCGAACAACGGCGAATCGCTCGGGAAGAGACTTGGCTCTGCCTACGCTACTGGTTTAAAACTGAGCATTGGTGAAATTCAACGCATAGCAGCTTCCATTGGCGAAAAAATTCCCGAACCCATAAAGAATGGTTTTCAAAAAATCATTATTCCAGTTGCAAGTGTTATTGACAAAATACGGGGTAACTTAACCGGTTTCATTAATCAAACAAAAATGCAACTTCAGAATCTTGTGGGTATTGGTAAGATAAGATCTGCATTTGCCAAGGCTGCGACTGGAGTTGATATCTTAACTCAGAGGGCAAGTAGTAAGCTTAATAACTTATCTGCAATATTCGAAACGGTCGCAGGCAAGCTTCCGCGACCATTCGGAACAGCGTTTAGAAAAATTGCCTCATCCGTTTCTACCTTGAATAGCTCTATACAGTCTGTTGGAGGGAAGATTTCTAATTCACTTGGTCAGCAAGTCTTGAACCCAGCCTTACAGTCATGGAATAATTTTTTTAGTTCTGTATCAGCTAAGGCGTCTGCTTTCGCAAACAAAGTGAGTACTAGTTTGTTTGGTCGGCTGACCTCAAGTTTAGCTAATTTATCAAGTAAAATAGGGAGCAGTCTTAGCAATGGTTTTAGCAGAATGTCTAGTTCTGCGGCTACTTCCTTGAATGGAATAAGCCAGAAATTCGCCAATACCTCTTCTGCTGGAGAGAGACTCAAAAGTACAGTGATGAGCATCGTGCAGGCCTTTAGTTTAATGGCTGTTGCTCAAAAAGCTATGCACGCTATTACTGGGGCAATAGACGGGGCGGTTAGTCGCGTTGATACCATGAACCGCTTTCCGAAAACGATGGCGCTATTTGGGTATTCTGCTGAACAATCTAAGGCATCAATTGATAAGCTATCAAAAGGAATTGAAGGTCTGCCAACTCCTCTAGACAGTGCTGTAAAAAGCGCTCAACAGCTCGCCATAACCACAGGAAGTTTAGATAAAGGGACTAGTTTAGCCCTCGCCTTCAATAACGCAATGATCGGTTACGGGGCAACAACTGAAGGGGCTGAGCAAGCACTCAGGCAGTTTAACCAGTCGTTGGGGTCTGGAAAAATTCAAGCTGAAGAGTTTAACTCTGTATCAGAAGCTGCGCCAGGTTTAATGTCTAAAATGGCGGAAGCCTTCGGTTTTGGTAAAAATGGCGTACAAGATTTAAAATCAGTCTTATCTGATGGCAAAATCACTGCACAAGAGTTCGCAGATAAAATGATTGAGCTTAACGATGCCCAAGGCGGATTTGCAGAGATGGCCCAATCATCGGCTGGTGGAATCCGAACTGCATGGAAGAACGTACATACCGCCGTCGTAAAAGGCGTAGCAGGTATGATTTCAGCCTTTGATGAAGCGGCTAAAGCTAATGGCATGAAGACCATTGCTGAAACACTTCTTAGTCTGAAGCCAGCAATAACCAGTGTTTTTGATACGATTAATTCTCTTATTCCAAATGCAGTTGCAGCATTCGCTAGGCTAAAACAGTCTATCAATATTGACTTTAGCCCATTAGGCGCCAGCGTTAAAGAGGTGTTTGCTCTTATTAATATTGTTTTTGGAGATTTTGCACATACTGGTGAATTATCAGAGCAGGCTTTTGATAATCTAAAAGCAAAAATCACTTCTTTAGCTCCTAAAGTCATTGCCCTTTGGGCAGTGATGAACCCCGCTAGCGCTATATCAACGATAATGCCTTTGCTTTCTCTATTCGGAAAAGTTGGTCTAGCTTTAGGAAGCTTAGGGACTTCTGTCGGGGCGTTTGGCGGCATAATTTCTAGTGGGATAGCTAGTGCCAGCGGCGTTGTTGGTGCCTTTGCGGCAACTCTAAGCGGATTACCTGGCGTTTTTGCTACCGCAGCAGGGCGTGGGCTATCTGTGCTTGGAACTATGACAAGCGCAATGTCCAGTCTTGTGAGTTTAGCACTGGCGGCCATAGGACCGGCCGCTATTCTAGGTCTTGTGGTGGCAGGACTTGGTTTGATTAATAGTCAGTTTGGCGCACAAATCGAGCAGCTACTTAACACCGCAGTTACAAAAGGTCCTGGCATTATTCAAGGCCTTGTAAAAGGAATTACTTCTAAAATACCAGTTTTGATAGCTAGTGGCACTCAATTGATTGCTAAATTTGCAAATGCTATCGCAGTGTTATTACCAGTTATAATTCAAGCTGGCGTTCAGCTAATTACGAGTCTCGTCCAAGGTATTGGACAAAATGCAACGAATTTAATTAGTTCAGCAATAAAAATCATTGGTAGTTTTGTTAGTTCAATTGCGAGTGCATTGCCGCAGCTTATTTCTGTTGGAATGGAGCTATTATTAAATGTTGTCAACGGCATAGTTCAAAATATACCTCTTATTATCCAGCAAGCCCAGCAAATTATTGATAGTTTTGGGAATAGTTTACAGGCTAACCTTCCTAGTATTATTAGCAACGGTATAGCTATTTTGGTGAATCTTGTACAGGGAATTACTCAAATGTTGCCAACTGTTCTGCAGATAGCTACTCAAGTCATTACGAGTTTTGTATCTGGAATTGTACAGTTTTTACCGCAGTTACTTCAAGGTGGCATTCAAATCATTATTAGCCTTGTGCAGGGGATTATTCAAAATCTACCCCAGATTGCACAATCTGCTGTACAGATTATACAGTCTTTAGCTTCTGGACTGACGCAAGCTCTACCTCAGATTATCGCAGCAGGCATTCAGCTTGTTGCGCAACTAGCCGTAGCCTTGATAAAGGGGCTTCCACAGATTATTTCTGCGGGTATTCAATTAATTATGGGGCTCGGTAAAGCCATGTTAGGGGCTATCCCAAACGCTCTTTCAGGAGTTTGGGAAGGTATTAAGAGCGGATTCAGTTCGATGTGGGACCAAATCACAGGTAAGAGTTCCACAAGTACAGCTAAAGTCTCTGCGGACGCCACGGTCATGGCCATGAATGTTGGGATGCAAACGACAGCTATGGCTAATCAAGCTAATACAGATACGACATCTATGCTTAATAGCATTAGTCAAAATACAGAGCTTGCTAATATAAACGCTACATCAAATGCCACACAGATGGCTAATAACGTTAATGCTCAGACAGGAACGATGAGTCTTCAGGGGTTGAATGATTCGATGTCTCTTGCGAGTGGCATTAGCACTAATATGTCTGTCGCTAATATAAACGCTACTACTCAGGCTCGAGAAATGGCTTCAGGGGTTAATGGTGCGACTTCTTCAATGAATCTAGACGCCATTAATCATACGCTCAGCTTAGCTAGTGGTGTTGGTGCGAACATGGGAGCTGCTAGCACAGGTGCAACTTCTCAGGCGCAAGCTATGAGCTCAGGGGTGAGTAACAGCCTGGCATCAATGCAGTCAAACTCAACTAAAGCAGCCTCTGGTCTGTCTAATAGTGTGACAAGCGAAATGTCTTCTGCAGCAACCTCTGCAACCTCAAGCGTTAATAGGTTGTCCTCGGCGGTCGAGTCTGGCTTCAATAAGGCGAAGACTTCAGCAACAACCTCAATGAATGGGATAGCCAATGCGGTTAAAACAGGATTTAGTAGCATTAACAGTACTGCAAAGCAATCTATGGCAAACCTTGTAAGTTCAGTGACTTCTGGGATGTCTCGTGCAACCGCGGTGTCTAATAATGCTTGTCAGAAGATCCTCTCAATATTCAGGGCTTTGGCAGGGCAGATGTCTTCTGCAGGAGCTTATGCAGGTCAAGGTTTTGCTAATGGTCTAGCTAGTAGCGCAGGCACAATCTACGCAATAGCTAACAGCATTGCCGCTAATGTAGCAGCAACAATTAGACGCGCTTTAGATATTCACTCACCATCTCGTGTCACTAAAACACTAGGTGCATTTACTGGAGAGGGGTTTGCCCTCGGTATGGCAGAGTGGATAGGTGAGATCAATAGCCTAGGTAAAGCATACGCAACAGCAGTTACTGATCAAAACTGGGGGGTAAATAGTACTGTTTCAACATCTGCTAAAGTTAATAATAGTGGAATCAATACCTCTCTTGATAATCTTAGCGAAGAGGTTAGGCAGTCTCAATTGTCAGAGCCTATCTTTGAAGTGCATAATGAGATTGTTGGAGATAAAATTTACACGGCTGTTAAAGAAAAAGAATCAAGAGAGCAATCTAAAGATTCTTATTTTGTTTTTGACTAGAAGGGAGTATTTTGGATTTATTAATAGAAAAAGAGAGTCAGGCAACTAGGTTGTCTGACTTTGGTATTTATAATATTGCTATTGAAGATAGCGCTCCTTTACTATCTGTATCACACCGAGCAGTCAAAGGAAGGAGTGGTTACATCTACGATGGGGCTACTTTTACGACTAAAACGCTTAAGGTCAAAGGAAGAGTGACGGTAAGCAACGTGGAAAGACTTTTGGACAAACAGGACGAACTAAACGCTCTGCTTGTTGTTGACGAACCTTTCTACGTGACTAAGATGTACCCTGAAAACTCAGATCTATTTAACTTTGAGCTTCCAGGGGAAAGCACAGGAGACCTGCAACTTATTGGCTCTCCTCATAAACCTTGGAAATATAGATTTAAAGTCATCTTAGACGACACTATCGCTTATGAATTTATAGGAAAAACCAGTCAAGGACTAAAATATAATCTTTCCTTCGCGCTAAGAACTGCTGAATTACCTTTCGGTGAGACAAAGCCAAAGGACATAACTCTATCAGGGGGCAGTTTTGCCTATGCAGGAACCGCTAAAGCAAGTCAGCTAGAGTGGCCTTTTATTATAGAGCTTACTCCTTCTGGAGGTCAGACTAATTTTTATATTGAAATTGATGGCAGGCGCTTTGAGTTTAAGCAGAATAGCCAGCTACAAAATAGTGATAAATTACTTTTGACAGGCATAGCTACCACACTAAACGGAAATTATGTCAATGCTAAAACGAACTATGAGTATTTTATCTTCAATCCTAATCCTAACAAGAGAATTACTTACAAAACGGATTTTCTTGGCACGATTAGGATTTTAAATTTTGTAGAGTTGTATAAATAGGGAGGTCTAATGATTACTTTTTTGGATCATCGTGACATTGAGTATGGGGTCATTAGTGTCATTAGGCATACTAATGCTGTTAATGGTGAGCGCTCAGTGAGCGGGGAAATTTATACAAACAGTGATGTCCTCAATAATATCGATAGAGGGTGGCGACTTAGATTTGAAGATGAGTATTACGTTGTTATTTACGCAAAGCCTGTTGATGTTGGTCAAAAAACGCAAGTTTCGTTTGATGCCATACACCAATTTTTTTGGGACTTCAGCAAGAGTAGTATCTATGAGGGTCTCGGAGATGGGTCTCATACCATTGATACCTATCTAGAGACAGTATTTAAAGGTAGTGGGTACCGCTATAAGCTAGAAGTAGGTGTGAACGCATTTAGAAAACAATCTTTTAATTATAAGTCCAGGTTAGATTTATTCAATGAGATTATTAAAGCGACCGGACTTGAATTTTCAGTCAGCGGGAAAGTTGTTCGGCTATTAAAAAACATAGGTACTGATCTGTCAACAGTGGTACGAAAAAATTTCAACATGAATGACCTTACCATTGAAAAGAATATTGATAGCTTTATTACCTATCAGAAAGGCTTTGGTGCATGGACCGACCCAGAGGACCACTCTAAGGGGAGACTTGAGGCGGAATACGAAAGTCCTCTTGCCAAGGAGTACGGTCGACTTGAAGGGGCGCCTCTGACGGATGAGCGCTTCACGGTGGCAGATAATCTAAAAGAAGCTTTAAAAAGTAATGTTGAAAATTCATATAAGATATCAGTAAAAATTGATATGGAAGATTTAACGAGAGCTGGGTATAGATGTGAGAGGCCGGTTGCTGGTGACTACATTATGGCGATAAATGAGACTTTAGGTTTTCAAGAGCGTATACGGATAGTTTCTTTTACAAGCTACTACGACGCAACTGGAGCTTTAGTAAAACATGAAGTCACTTGTAATGATATCGGATCTGTGAAAAAACAAAGCGTAGGAAGTCTGTCTATAAACAGTAGAATCAATCAGATAGATGCAGATATTGCTTCTGCAATTGAAGTAGCAACACAAGCACTAGTATCTGCTGACGGGAAAAATACTGTTTACGGTGGCACAGAAATGCCCAAAGATGAACCAAAAGGAACCTTAAAAAAAGGAGACATATTATTCCTAAAAGTTGGCGATACTACTAGAATGTATTTCTGGAATGGTGCTGAGTGGGAAGAACCTGAGGTTGTGAACGACCCAGAACGATGGCGTGAAGACCTCGAAAAACAAATCTCTGAGGCGATCGAAAAAGCCAAAAAAGCACAGGAAGAAATCAACCAACGCACCGATAAAGAGCTTGAAGAATTTAGAGCCGCCCTCAAAAACCTAGCGTTACCAGAGGAAGCGATTAAAAAAATCACAGAGGCTATAAAAGTTGATGACATCCCGTCTATTAAACAAAGCTTTGATGACCTCAAAAATAGAGTGAGTGAGACAAGCGAAGAATCTCGTTTAACTGCCGAAATTTTAGGGAACAACGGTAAGACACGCTACAACAAAAATTTGCTGGTCGGTGAGCCTAATCGTGTTAAAAAAATTGATGAGGATTTTATCGAGGTAGAAGCTAATGATGGTGGTTTCAAGCGTGGCGAGACTTACACAATCAGCTTTAGTCAGACATGTGAGCCGCTCAAAAAAGTGGCTATCACGCTGATCCAAGCTAATAATAAGGGAGTTAAACTGGTACTGACACCTACTAAGGCAAAAATGGAGCCTGAGACTTTTACTCTAATTAAGGACACAGAGGTCATCAACGTCTATCCTTTGAGCTACTCAGTCACTTTAAGTGGTGACTGGTACAAATCTAAGCAAGTAGATTTAAATGCGTCGGAGGTGCGAAATATGGCTCTGGGGATGAGTTATAGAGATGTGGTTGATGGTAATAATGCTGATTTAATTTTGGACTGGGCGGAAAACCCAGATATTATTTTTGACGGAAACGGAGGTATTTAATGTCAAAAGAAGTTGCATCAGCAAGGATACAGCATAGAGGCATGACCAAACAAGAGTGGGAATCAAGCTCCGATATCTTAATGGAGCGAGAAATTGGAATTGATATGACTACGGGTTACCCAAAAGTTGGTGATGGCAAAAATAAGTTCAAGGACTTAAAAGACTTGCGCGGCCCTATGGGACCTCAAGGTCCTTCAGGAGAAAGAGGCCTAACTGGCCCAATTGGTCCTCGGGGCCCTGCTGGCAAGCCTGGAACGACAGATTATAATCAACTCCAAAATAAACCAAATCTAGATGCGTTTGCACAAAAAAAAGAAACTAATAGTAAAATCACCAAATTAGAATCAAGCAAAGCAGATAAAAGCGCTGTTTACTCAAAAGCAGAGTCAAAAATAGAGCTAGACAAAAAATTGAGTTTGACAGGCGGCATAGTGACAGGACAACTACAGTTTAAACCTAATAAAAGTGGTATTAAACCCTCATCTTCCGTAGGAGGAGCGATTAACATTGATATGTCTAAATCGGAAGGTGCTGGTGTTGTTGTCTATTCTAACAATGATACCAGTGATGGGCCGTTAATGAGCTTGCGGACGGGTAAAGAGACCTTCAATAAATCAGCGCTTTTTGTCGATTATAAGGGAACAACAAATGCCGTTAATATTGTGATGCGTCAGCCAACCACCCCCAATTTTTCATCGGCGCTTAATATTACTAGCGACAATGAAAATGGTAGTGCAATGCAGCTACGAGGGTCAGAAAAAGCGCTAGGAACGCTCAAAATCACACACGAAAACCCAAACGTTGAGGCAAAATACGATGAAAACGCTACAGCGTTATCTATTGATATCGTTAAAAAACAGAAAGGCGGAAAAGGTACTGCTGCTCAAGGAATCTACATTAACTCAACATCAGGCACGACAGGGAAGTTGCTTAGGATTAGAAACCTTAGTGATGATAAGTTCTACGTCAAGTCTGACGGTGGTTTTTATGCCAAGGAAACTTCGCAGATTGATGGCAACCTGAAACTCAAGGACCCCACAGCGAATGATCATGCGGCAACCAAAGCTTATGTAGATAAAGCAATTTCTGAGTTAAAAAAACTCATACTAAAAAAATAGATTAAGGAGGATAAATGAGCAGAGACCCAACACTTATTTTAGACGAGTCAAACCTCGTTATTGGTAAGGATGGACGTGTGCATTACACATTTACCGCAGAGGACGACAACCCAAAAGTCAGACTAGCTAGCAAGTGTCTAGGCACAGCGCATTTTAATCAGCTCATGATTGAGCGAGGAGACCAAGCTACTAGCTATGTTGCGCCAGTAGTAGTTGAGGGTACAGGTAATCCGACTGGACTATTTAAAGACCTCAAAGAGATTAGCCTAGAGCTGACAGATACTGCTAATTCCCAGCTTTGGTCAAAAATCAAGCTGACTAACCGTGGTATGTTGCAGGAATACTACGACGGTAAGATCAAGACCGAGATAGTCAACTCCGCCAGAGGTGTCGCTACACGTATCAGCGAGGATACTGATAAAAAGCTAGCGCTCATCAATGACACCATTGATGGTATCAGGCGTGAGTATCGAGATGCTGATAGGAAGCTATCCGCAAGCTATCAGGCAGGCATCGAGGGGCTAAAAGCCACAATGGCCAATGATAAAATCGGTTTACAAGCTGAGATTAAAGCCTCAGCACAAGGGCTATCGCAAAAGTATGATGATGAGTTGCGCAAGCTATCGGCTAAGATCACAACAACCTCAAGCGGCACTACAGAGGCCTACGAGAGTAAGCTTGCGGGCTTACGTGCTGAGTTTACTCGCTCAAATCAAGGCACGAGGACAGAGCTCGAGTCACAAATTAGCGGGCTAAGAGCGGTACAGCAGTCAACAGCTAGCCAAATCTCTCAAGAGATTAGAGACCGTGAAGGTGCTGTCAGTCGTGTGCAGCAGAGTTTGGAGAGTTACCAAAGGCGGATGCAGGACGCAGAAGAAAACTATAGTAGCTTGACCCATACGGTTAGAGGGCTACAGAGCGACGTTGGATCTCCGACTGGTAAAATCCAATCGCGCCTTACTCAACTAGCAGGACAAATTGAGCAGCGGGTTACTAGAGATGGTGTCATGAGTATTATTAGTGGCGCTGGAGACAGCATTAAATTAGCTATCCAAAAGGCTGGCGGCATTAATGCCAAAATGTCTGGTAATGAGATTATCTCAGCAATTAACCTCAACTCCTACGGAGTAACAATCGCAGGTAAACACATCGCTCTCGATGGCAATACGACTGTCAACGGCACTTTTACCACAAAGATAGCAGAGGCTATCAAGATTAGGGCTGATCAGATTATTGCAGGCACGATTGACGCTGCTAGGATTAGAGTGATTAACCTTAACGCAAGTAGTATCGTTGGTTTAGACGCTAACTTTATCAAAGCTAAAATTGGCTATGCTATCACTGATTTGCTCGAGGGTAAGGTCATTAAGGCTCGTAATGGAGCGATGCTTATCGACTTAAATACAGCTAAGATGGACTTTAATAGCGATGCCACAATTAATTTTAATAGCAAAAACAATGCCTTAGTACGTAAAGATGGCACACATACTGCCTTTGTACATTTTAGTAATGCGACGCCCAAAGGTTATACAGGGTCAGCGTTGTATGCATCGATCGGGATAACCTCATCTGGTGACGGTGTTAACTCGGCTTCTTCCGGTCGTTTTGCAGGGCTAAGGTCATTTAGGTACGCTACGGGATATAATCATACTGCTGCAGTCGACCAAACCGAGCTATACGGTGATAATGTCTTGATTGCAGATGACTTTAGCATCAATCGAGGATTTAAATTTAGACCAGACAAGATGCAAAAAATGCTTGACATGAACGACTTGTATGCGGCTGTAGTAGCCTTAGGCCGCTGTTGGGGGCACTTGGCTAACGTCGGCTGGAATACTGCTCATAGCAATTTTACAAGTGCGGTCACTAACGAGTTAAATAATCATATCAACAAAATTTAATAGGAGAAACAATGGATTTAACGCTTAAAAACAAAGATTTAAACACACTATATAGTGTACTAGACAAAATCAAAGTCACGAACATGCGAGCAAACCGCGGACGTGCTAAGCTACTCGCAAAAGTAGTCGATAAATTCAAAGAGTACGCCAAGGATGAGGGTGACCTTATTGATCTGTATGCTCAAAAAGACAAAGATGGCAAGTTTGTCATTGATGAGCACAAAAACATCAAGCTAGCAGACCCCGCTAAACTCGACGAGTTCAACGGCCTACTCAACGAGCTAGCTGATGAAGAAATTGTGATTAAAGGGGGTGAGTACTCCAAGCGATTTATTGACTTTTTAAACTTTTTAGAAGAGTGTGAAGATGAATTTACATCATCTGAAATCATTCTTATCGACAACATTTTGGAACAATTTGAAGAAAGTAAAAAAGGAGAAAAACCATGAGAAATTGGAAAGTGACAGGAAAATACCCACAATTTGACAGCACAGGAGCAGTCGCAAGCACACATATTATTATCACTGCTGAGGATGGCTCAGTCATCTCTCAACCAATCAAGCAGGGCTTAACTTCAACTAATGACACAGAGATTATCAAAGCTACTTTGGAAGAATTTAAAAAATCTGAATACGTCGAAATCGCTATGGGCGAAGCCGTGCAAAAAGTAGACGACCTTGAAAAAATCTCACAGGAAACCGCTAAGACCGCTAAAACAGCCCAAACAGCCGCAGGATTAGCTAAGGTGTCCGCAGAGCGTACACAGCGGATGATTAACTTGCAAACCATCCACGTATTGACAAGTGGTGGGAAAGTTGAACCCGATATCTACAAAGGTATGTTAGAGCTTATTGAACCTGCTAAACAAGGCGAGTATCAGGCTTATGACGTGTTTACTGTTGTAGATGAGTCGCACGAAGATCAAGCGGGAGAAGGTAATCTTGTCTTTGTACACGTTAACGAGCCGTTTACTTATGACAAACAGACGCTTAAAGAGCTAGAGGAAGAGGATAAAGTCACAGTCATTAAGTATGCGGACTTAGTTAAGCAGGATTAGCGAGGTAAGCTATGGCAACAGAGTTGATATTTGGTCTTGGTGGCTTTATTTTAGCTATCGTCACGACTTACAATATTTTTAATGCAAAATCCATCAAGCATGCGACAGATATTACTTTGTTGCAGTCTGAAGTAGAGCATTTAAAAATTGTTACACGCCAAAATGCTCGGCGTCTTGAGGAGCATGATGAGCAAAACAAAACGCTCATCACAATGACAGAGCAAATTAAAAACCTCAATCGTGAGGTAAGAGAACTTAAAGATATTATGAGAGGTGAAGCATGATCAATTTAAAATTACGACTACAAAACAAAGTAACCTTGATGGCTATTTTAGGAGCTATCTTTTTACTGGCACAGCAATTAGGTATTAAACTACCATCAAACATCGCGGATATTGCAAACACAGCTGTAACGCTTTTGGTATTGCTCGGTGTTGTCACAGATCCAACCACGAAAGGCCTGTCAGACAGTGAGCAAGCTTTGACTTACCACGAACCAAAACAATAGGAGGGGACATGCGGGCAATCACACGATTAGCATTAGTTATAGCAATAGCAATACTGTATGTGCCATTATCTGTTGTTGCTTTGATTTTAAGCCCATTTTTAGATAAGGAGGGATAAATGGCTACATATCAGGAATATAAAAGTCGTTCAAATGGCAATGCTTACGATATTGATGGATCGCTTGGTGCGCAATGTTGGGATGGCTACGCAGACTACTGTAAGTATCTAGGACTGCCATACGCAAACTGTACAAATACAGGATATGCAAGGGATATATGGGAACAACGTCACAAAAATGGTATTTTAAACTACTTTGACGAAGTAGAGACTATGCAAGCTGGAGATGTCGCAATTTTTATGGTAGTTGCAGGTGTTACACCGTATAGCCATGTGGCTATTTTTGATAGTGATGCAGGTAGTGGATACGGATGGTTTTTAGGTCAAAACCAGGGTGGAGCAAACGGAGCATATAATTTAGTAAAAATACCATATTCAACGACTTATCCTACTGCATTTAGACCAAAAGTTTTTAAAAATGCAGTTACTGTTATAGGTAATATAGGACTAAATAAAGGCGATTATTTTATTGATGTATCAGCTTATCAACAAGCAGACTTAACCGCTACTTGTCAGCAAGCTGGCACTACTAAAACGATTATCAAAGTATCCGAGTCACTCGCTTGGCTGTCTGATAGGCATCAGCAACAAGCTAATACTAGTGACCCTATTGGTTATTATCACTTTGGACGATTTGGAGGAGATAGCAACTTAGCGCAACGAGAAGCAGATTTATTTCTGTCCAATTTACCAACCAAAAAAGTCTCTTACTTAGTCATTGATTATGAAGACTCTGCAAGTGCCGACAAAGAAGCTAACACTAATGCAGTTATTGCGTTTATGGATAAAATTGCAAACGCTGGATATAAGCCTGTTTATTACAGCTATAAACCATTTACGCTTAATAATATTGATTATCAGCAAATTATCGCTAAGTACCCAAACAGCATTTGGATAGCTGGTTATCCAGACTACGAAGTACGAACAGAGCCACTTTGGGAGTTCTTCCCTTCAATGGATGGTGTGCGCTGGTGGCAGTTCACAAGTGTAGGAGTAGCAGGTGGTTTAGATAAAAATATTGTATTATTAGCAGATGATAGTAGCAAAGTGGATATACCTAAGATTGACAAACCACAAAGCCAGCTTACTTTTAATCAAAAGCTAGATACTAACACTAAATTAGACAACTCGAATGTACCTTACTACGAAGCAACCCTTAGCACAGACTATTATGTAGAGTCTAAGCCAAACGCAAGTAGCGCTGATAAAGAATTTATCAAGGCAGGAACTCGTGTAAGAGTCTATGAAAAAGTGAATGGATGGTCACGTATTAACGCTTCTCAGTCTGACCAGTGGGTCGAAGATAAGTATTTATCTAATGCAACACAAGTATAAAATAGGAGGTAAAGCTCCTTTAGATAAGACAAATGCCCTCGCTTTTGCGGGGGCTGTTTTTGTTATAAAGATTTTAATTGTTATTTAAGCATTTTCGTTGATTTTTTTCTTTTTTGTGCTAAAATATTTTGTGATTTCTTATTATTAAAGAAGAATAGGGTACACTTATAAGTGAGAAAAATTGTAAATGTTAATTTTAAAAAGTTTTTAACTTCATCTTTTCTATTGTGGGTATTTATATCAGCTATAATTCCAACGTGTTACGCGTATGAGATGAGTAGTGTGGGAGTTATTAATTTAAGGAATTTATACTCTACATATGATCCAACAGAAGTAAAAGGAAAAATAAATGAAGGTCCGCCATTTTCAGGTAGTTTGTTCTACAAAAATATTCCTTATGGCAATAGTTCGATTGAATTAAAAGTAGAACTTAATAGCGTAGAAAAAGCTAAATTTTTTTCTGGTAAAAGGGTGGATATATTTACTTTGGAGTATTCTCCTCCCTGTAACTCTAATATAAAAAAGAATTCATATGGAGGTATTACTTTAAGCGACGGTAATAGAATTGATAAAAAAAATATACCTGTTAATATTTTCATAGACGGCGTTCAACAAAAATATAGCTATACAGATATAAGTACAGTGAGTACTGATAAGAAAGAGGTTACTATTCAGGAACTTGATGTGAAATCAAGATATTATCTTCAAAAACATTTTAATATATACGGATACGGTGATGTTAAAGATTTTGGCCGCTCCTCTAGATTTCAATCTGGCTTTGAGGAAGGAAATATTATTTTTCATTTGAATAGTGGAGAGAGAATTTCTTATAATCTTTTTGATACAGGACATGGTGACAGAGAGAGTATGCTAAAAAAATACAGTGATAATAAGACCGCTTATTCTGATCAACTTCATATTGATATATACTTAGTTAAATTTAATAAATAAAACTCTCACTTCTTAAGGAGAAAAAATGAGATATAATTGTCGCTACTCACATATTGATAAGAAAATCTACAGCATGATTATATGTTTGTCATTTCTTTTATATTCCAATGTTGTTCAAGCAAATTCTTATAATACAACCAATAGACATAATCTAGAATCGCTTTATAAGCATGATTCTAACTTAATTGAAGCCGATAGTATAAAAAATTCTCCAGATATTGTAACAAGCCATATGTTGAAATATAGTGTCAAGGATAAAAATTTGTCAGTTTTTTTTGAGAAAGATTGGATATCACAGGAATTCAAAGATAAAGAAGTAGATATTTATGCTCTATCTGCACAAGAGGCTTGTGAATGTCCAGGAAAAAGGTATGAAGCGTTTGGTGGAATTACATTAACTAATTCAGAAAAAAAAGAAATTAAAGTTCCTATAAACGTGTGGGATAAAAGTAAACAACATCCGCCTATGTTTATTACAGTCAATAAACCGAAAGTAACCGCTCAGGAAGTGGATATAAAAGTTAGAAAGTTATTGATTAAGAAATACGATATCTATAATAACCGGGAACAAAAATACTCTAAAGGAACTGTTACCTTAGATTTAAATTCAGGTAAAGATATTGTTTTTGATTTGTATTATTTTGGCAATGGAGACTTTAATAGCATGCTAAAAATATATTCCAATAACGAGAGAATAGACTCAACTCAATTTCATGTAGATGTGTCAATCAGCTAATTATATTTTTAAGAAGCTGTTTATTAAAAATAGATAAATAAAGTAAAAATTACCAAGATATATTTTTAGTGTTTTAAAATTATGCTAATATTTATTGATATTTTAATATAAAATATATGAGGAGATAAGAGATTGGGAGGTTGTGACAATCGAGCGGATATCCGATGTTATGGCAGAACTTTCTGAGTCTGAATAATTTTAGTTCACCAAAGAATCAAGAAAGAACCATTGGGGCAAAATTGGGGCATAAGTTTAGAACTTTTGTCGTTTCTTGTGTCGATACAATACCGGTTTAATACTAACAAATGCTTTTATTATCGACTTTGTAACCATTATTGTTCCTTGTGTTTTTTCGGGAATAAACTCAAGAAGTTTTTGAGTTTTTTCTTGAATTTCTTTTTCATATTTCAATATGATGAGTGAAATTTTATCTTCTTTGGACATAGTGTTGTTGTCTTCAAGATTAAGTTCTTTAGTTGTTAGAGTGTTTTTATCTAATTTATTTTGAAATATTGCAAAATCTAGAATTTTTTGAAGTAATACTTCTTCCTCGGCCATACGGCTATAAAGCCAATTATTTTCGAGTCTCTCTAGGTGCTCCATCCACTTAAAGTCTCTTTTTTCTCCTAACATATTGTAGGGAAATAAGGTATCAATATCAACATTTAAGGCTGTAGCAATCTCTTGAAGCCTATCCCATGAAGGTTCAGTAGTCCCCTTTTCGTCATTAATAATTGTTTGCTTAGTAACTCCTATTAATTTAGCGAGTTCTTTTTGTGTTTTTCCAGCTTTTAAGCGAGCATTTTTAATATCTATTTGTCCAACTGTTAAAGCCTGCGAATAATTAAAAAAAGCCATTTTTCTCCAAATTCCGTCGCAGGTGATGGAGGTGAAAATACTCCGATTGTATCACCTTGTGTTAATTATATTATTGTCATGTGTTAGCTCTCTTTTTAAAAAGTAATAAATTCTTTATTTAACATCATATCATAAAAAATTGTTTCGGGGACAAATGGTGGGACAAACCCTCTTTAGGCAAGCAAAAAAGCCCTGCAATAAAGGCTTTTTGTCGTTTTTACACTATACCCCCTACAGGGCTCGAACCTGTGACCCATAGATTAAGAGTCTACTGCTCTACCAACTGAGCTAAGGAGGTAAGGAAAGCTGTATTGGCACCGGTGATTCACGTTTTGTATTGAACCCGCACGATATAAGCAGGTGGGCAACATACTTCTCTTCAGATTGCTTCCACGTGAAACGGCTTGCATACTAGAGATAGACTTTGTTTCCCTAAAATACAAAAAAATAGTCGGTCAACACTTAGATGTGAATTCGTATGCCACAGCAATAACTCTATGCTCTTATGATACCACTTTTTGAAAATTTTTCAAGCCCTAAAATGAAAAAAAGATCGTATTTTGACCCGCACCCCAAAAG